TGCAGTTGCCGGGGGCTTATCGCTTCCTGCGCCAGCCGCTAGCTGACGACAATTCGCCGGTACGATACCGGGCAGTACACGGGGGGCGGGGGTCCGCCAAGTCTCACAGCCTAGCGGCGCAGCTGATCCTGGACGCCTATGATAGACCGGAGCGTATTGGCTGCTTCCGTGAGGTGCAGCGATCCATCCGTGATTCGGTCAAGCGGCTGCTGGACGACAAGATAGCCAAGGCTGGGCTGCGCGATTTCTACGAATCTACGGACACCGAGATACGCGGAAAGAATGATTCCCTGTTCATATTCGCGGGGCTACGGACCAACCCCGACCAGGTGAAGTCAACCGAGGGGCTGACTAAGGCGGCGGTGTTTGAGGCGAACCGGGTATCGCAGCGGTCTTGGGATTTACTGATTCCCACGGTGCGCGCCCCAGGGTCCGAGATATGGGCTGAATGGAACCCGGAGTTCCCGACGGATCCGGTAGACGTTCTATTTAGAGGCGAGGGCGGCGCTCCGCCGGGGTCGATTGTCCGGCGCGTCAATTGGGACGACAACCCGTTTTTCCCTGATGTCCTGCGCCGGGAGATGGAATGGGCGCGGGATCGCGACCCGGACAAATATGCCCACATCTGGCTTGGCGAATATCAGCGTAATTCTGAATCCCGCGTATTCCGAAACTGGAAGGTCGAGGAATTCGACTTACCGGCCTCTACAGTTCACCGGCTTGGGGCGGACTGGGGCTACGCCATCGACCCGTCCGTGCTTGTGCGCTGTTCCATCGACGGGAAGCGCCTGTACGTTGACCATGAGGCGTACCTGATTGGGTGCGAGATAACGCAACTGCCTGACCTGTTCCGGCGCGTGCCGGACAGCGAGAAGTGGTTCATCACGGCGGATTCAGCCCGCCCTGAGACGATCAGCTACATGCAGAAGCATGGGTATCCCAAGATCAACGCGGCGCTCAAGGGAGCGCGGAGCGTGGAGGAAGGCGTGGCCTTCCTGCAATCGTTCGACATCGTGGTACACCCGCGCTGCCAGCACGTCATTGACGAGCTAACGCTGTATAGCTACAAGACGGACCCGCTCACGGGGAAAGTCCTGCCGATCCTGGCGGACAAGCACAATCATTGCATCGACAGCCTGCGCTACGCCTGTGAGGGTGTGCGGAAGGCTGGACCGGCTAAGTTGCCGCCCATCAAATATTCCAATGCAGGAATTGTCTAAATGGCTAAAGCGCCCCCCATCACCGACGACCAGTTACTAGCCGCCATCTCTGCGGCTGAGGAAACGGCTCTCGGCACGCTACAGGGGGCCATCTCGTCTGACCGGGCCGACGCCATCGACCGCTACTACGGCAAGCCGTACACGGGCGATGCCATCCTGCAAGCGCAGGGGCGCTCCACGATCATTTCGAGGGACGTTGCCGACGTTGTTGAGGGCGTGGTCGCCAACGTGGTCAAGCCCTTCGTCGGCGGCGATCAGGTTGTGGTATTCGACCCCATCGGGCCGGACGACGAGAAGCAGGCCGAGCAGGAAACGGACTACGTTAATTTCATTGCGCTGCAACGGAATAACGGCTTCGTCTGGATGGTGTCGGCGATCAAGGATGCGCTGCTCCTCCGCAATGGCTACGTCAAATGCCATTGGACGGTGCGGCAGGATGTGGTAACGGAGACATACAGCGGCCTATCCGATGAGGAAATGGGCCTCATGATGCAGGGCAATGAGGTCGAGGTAGTGCAGCACTCGGGCTACCCTGACCCGTCCTATATGCCGCCCCCGCCTGAGCAGATGCAGCAGATGGCGATGCAGGCGCAGCAGGCGGGCCAGCCGTTTGAACCGCCCCCGCCACCCATGCTGCACGATGTCAAGGTGCGGCGCTCCCGTCCAACCGAGTACGTCGAGATATGCCCGGTCCCGCCGGATGAGATTCTGGTATCCGAGCGCGCGCGTGGCCCGAGCCTCCAGGATGTGGACTTTGTGCAGCATCGCACCCGCAAGACGCTCTCCGAGTTGCGGCAGGCCGGGTACAAGGTTGACGACGACATTAGCGACGACGACAAGGGCGAGTCGATTGAGGACATAGCTCGCCAGCGGTTCGGCGAGGGCGGCGACATGTACGACGACGATACCGGCAACGCAGCGCGCCGGATCGTCATGTACAAGGAAACGCACATACGCATCGACCGGGACGGTGATGGCGTGGCCGAATTGCGCCGCGTCTGTTCGGTTGGGCTGAATCTGCTGGCCGACGATGAGTGCGACATTGTGGGGATCGGTGCCGGGACCGGCATTCTGATGCCGCATCAGCACTTGGGCATGTCGGCGTATGACTTGGTGGAGGACATCGCCAAGATCAAGACGAACCTGCTCCGCTCGTACCTGGATAACCGCAATCAGATCAACAACACGCGCACGGCGGTAGATGAGTCGCGGGCGAACGTAGACGACTTCCTCGTGTCGCGTCCCGGTGGCGTGGTGCGCGGCAGCGGCAATCCTAACGAATGGATGATGCCGATTGTCACGCCGGATACGTCTACGGGTGCGCTACAGGGGCTGGAGTACCTAGACACTATCCGCGAGAATCGCACCGGCTACACGCGCAATTCCGCCGGGATGGACAATGATGCGCTGACCAATACGACGGCTACCGGTATGTCGATGCAGTTGTCGCAGTCGCAGCTACGCCTTGAGATGATCGCTCGCAGCATCGCCGAGACTCTGCTCCGCGATGTGTTCAAGATTGTCCACGCGCTAACGCTCAAGCACTCCAGCAAGGCCGACAAGGTGCGGCTAAACGGGACATGGGCGGAGGTCAACCCGCGCGAGTGGTCCCGGCGCTCCGATTTGTCGATAACTATCGGTCTGGGCTCGGGTACGAGTGAGCAGCAGTTAGGTAAGTTGATGGCGCTTGGCCCCCTGATGCAGCAAGGGCAGTCGATGGGGCTGGTCGGGGTCGAGGAAGGCTACAACTACGCGACTGAGGCGTTCAAGCTATCCGGTTACAAGGCTACGCAGCGGTTCATTAAAGCGCCGGAGGTTGATCCGCAGACGGGCCAGCCGAAGCAACCCCCGCCTCCGCCTCCCCCGCCGCAGGTTCAGGTGGCGCAGATTCAGCAGCAGGGCGAACAGGCCAAGCTCCAGGCTACGCAGCAAGCCGATGTGCAGAAGTTCCACGCTACGCAGCAGGCGGAGCAGCAGCGCATGGCGGATCAGGCCCAATTGGAGCGCGACAAACTGCAAATGGAGGCTGCGGTCAAGCAGCAGGAGCAGCAAGCCGCAATGCAGGTGCAGGCGTCCAACGATCAGCGCGACAATCAGAAGGCGGCGCTGGAGCATGAGCGGGAATTGCAGCGTATGGCGATGGATGACGCATTCCGGCGTGACCAGATGATGCTACAGGCGCAGCTAAAGCGCGAGGAAATGGCGAACAACAGCAACACGCAAAAGACGATAGCGAAGGCGTCCGGTGTGGATGTGGACAGCGAGGACAAGATGACTCAACTCATTACCGCCATGAATTCGCCCAAGCGGGTGATTCGTGACGAGTCGGGCCGCGTGGTCGGCGTGCAGTCGGTGCAATGAGCGTTACCTACGTTGCTGCCCTCAAGACTACGCGGATGCAGGCGGTTCGGGACGCTATCGACTTCGGCGTGGGCAATGGCACGCTGGAGATAGGCAGCGCCGGTTTCGCGGCCACGTTGGCGACGATCATTCTGGCCGATCCTGCGTCGAGCGTGGCCGGTAGCGTGCTGACCATCTTGGGGGTGCCGCTGGCGGATACGGTGGACGTTACCGGCACGGCGGCGGAGGCCAGGATTAAGGACACCGCCGGGACGGTGGTTGTATCGGGCCTGACGGTTGGCACGGTAGGGACCGATGTCATCATTTCCAGCACTAGTTTAACCAGCGGCGACACGGTAACGATGACCGCTGGCACGATTACTCACGGATAGGAACCAATCATGTCTCTCGCATCTGCGTCAGTCCGCACATCCAATGTCACGATTTCTAATGCCAACGTCGAGCTTCGCACCACGGCGGGCGTAGTCGCTCGCGTGCTGGAGCATTCGGTGATCCAGTTGACCGGCACGGCGTCGAGCTACGGTTTGGGCCGTCCGGCGGCGCTGGGGATCACTCCCGGCACGATTACCACGTTCGTGCGCGACAATTCCAACGACCCGGCGTGCGTGACTACGCTAAATCTGACTTGGGGCACGAGTCCGACCGCACCGACGACGTTCCACCGCCGGACCAATACAGCGGCGACCATTGGCGTGGGGATCGTGTGGACGTTCCCGGCGGGCCTGACGGTTCCGGTGTCGGGCGCGCTGGTCAATTTCAACATCACGGCCACGGTCGCGACCGATAGCAATTGGGCGATAGACGAATGAGTGAGCTAATCCCGGCGCAGCCGCTGGACGTTGTGCAATGGGTCACGGTTCGCTTGCACGCTAGCGGCACGATCAGCACGACCGGCACCATCGGCGATAAGAAGATGGCGCTGTACCTGTTGGCGCAGGCCAAAGACGCCGTTACCGGGCTGAAAGAGTATGGGCATGTGATTATCCCCGGCAGCGAAGTGTGCCTAGCCCCGGTCCTGCCGGTGCGTGAGATGGGCGACATTCGGGCCGACCAGCGGGGTTGTCCATGAGCAGTTTGCACCTTGGCGCGCTTACGATGGGGATGATCAACCCGTTCCAGGTGTCTACTGACCGCAGCCATTGCGACAGTCTGTATCACGGCAAGGGTTCGCGTGCGCCTGATGAGTTTCTATTTGCCACCGAGGTGCGAGGGGTTTCGGATAACGCGCCGGATGCATACTTCTACGCTACCCGCTGGTGGCCGCGCTCGGGGCAGATCATGGGCGGATGGGGTAATGGGCTGACCGGCGACCTTTTCCAGAGCAAGTCGCCGCGCTGGAAATCGCCGTTCACGACGCGCGGGGCGAATGGTCGCCTGGGCTATGTCGGCTACACGCGGGACCAGTACGGCAGCGTGCTAGGTGGGTGTACCGTGCGCCTGATTCGCGTATCGACCGATGAGCTGGTGGCGAAGGTTGTGAGCGATGCGAATGGGCTGTACTTTGCGACTACGCCATACAACGACGCGCATGTGCGCGTGACGCATAACGCAGCCGGCAATCTCGGGGGAGCGAGCAATCTAACTGACTTGCCGGGGTAAGGTATGGCCGATATTTGGCTACGCCCGCAGTTCCCTGCATCGCCGGACGTATCGGTTGGCTATGTATCGGTAGCGGGCGACTTGTGGCTGCGGGAGAATTTCCCGGCCAGCCCCGATGTGTCGGTGCATCCGACCATCATGCCGTTGCAGCAGGCGATAACCGGGGCGCAGACGCGCACCTTTGTCCTGGGCGCGACGGAAACGGCGGACGTTGCTGCTTTTGCGCTGACGCACGGAATACCGTTTGCCCTTGCCGGGACGGAGGCGGCGGACGTACTGGCGGCGAATTTCACGGTAACGCCAGCGGGCGCAAGTCTAACGGCGGTTCTAGCAGCCACAGAAGCGGCAGACAGCGCGGCATTCACGATTACCAGCCCGGTCACCGCAGTCGCGGATGTGGCGGTCGGCGGGGGCAAGGGACGCAGGAAGCGGCACTACGTCGAGATAGACGGCCAGTATTTCGAGGTGCGGGACCACCAGCACGCGACCGAGATACTTACCAAGCTGCACGAAGCGGCGCAGGAAGCGGCCCCGGTCGCGGTCAAGGCGGCGGCAGAAAAGGCGCAGGAGCCTGTAATCCCGCGCATGGTTGTTGTCAAACCTGACTACGGCAACGAGTTTATCCAGCGATTGCAGGCGCAGGTTGATGCGGTAAACGCGCGGATAGCTCAGGTGTACCGGCAGGCCATTGCGGCACAACAGGTGGCAGACGCTCAATATGCGGCAATGATCGTGCTACAGGCGCAGGAGCGTAAGCGCAGGGACGACGACGAGGACGACATCGCAACGCTTATGAGCATGGGGATACTGTGACGCCAGACGAGGAAATTAGCCGGGGCGGTGAGGCGCAGCGGGCATTGCGCGACCGGATACTGACCGAGGCATGGGATACGGTTCGCAACCGCCTGGTAACGCTGCTGGAGCAGGATCAGCCCGACGACAAGCGGGATCGGTTGACGGCGGATTTGCGGAGCCTGCGCCGGGTCAAGGGCTACGTTGAACAAGTGGCGCTTGGCGGCAGGCTGGCGGCACAGCAGATTGAGCGCGAACGCACCTTTGCGGAGCGCGTGGGCGACAGAATCAGGAGCGTTGCATAATGGCTGCGACAGCGACAATTACCGTAAGTGGCGACATCATCAACATTGCGGGCGGGTCGTCCAAAATTGGCCCGATTACGCTGTCGTCTGCCGCTGCCAACGGACAGAAGCAGGTGCTGGTGCTGGCATCGGGGACCAATACCATCACGGTTCCCGCGCTGCCCGCCACTAGCGGCTGCGTCATCGAATTGGACCCGACTAGCACCATCGTGGTCACGCTCAAGGGTGTGGCTGGCGATACCGGGATCGCGCTGGGCAAGACGACCAAGCAGGTGTTGAATTGGGATCCGACCGCGCCCCCGGCCAGTTTCGTGCTGTCGAGCGCGTCGATTCAAACCGGATTTAACACCTACATCACGTTTTTCTAGAATTCCCGCCTAGAGCGGGCGCATCACCGTAACGCCGTGAGGCGTCACAAACAGGTAGCGCGGAAACCTAAGCGCGAGCGTCATCCCGTGGGGTGGTTGTATTGCCCTTGCCCGCGCCGCTACCTGTCCTTAATGGAGCAACACAATGGCAGAGACGACCACGGCGCAAGCGCCAGTCGAGCAGGGGCAGCCCAGCGAAGAAGGTGCGGTTGGACTCCTAGAGGCAACATTTGCCGGGGAACCTCCACCCCCCAGGAAAGCGCGGGAACAACCCGAGGAAGCACCGCAGGGACCAGAAGCAGACAATGCCAGCGATGAGCCGGGTCCGGATGACTTACCGGACGAGGCCGCGCCGCAACCTGACGACGGCATAGAGTTTGAGATCGTGCATAACGGGACACAGCACAAGCTATCCCGTGCCGAAACTATCAAGCTCGCACAGCAGGGCTTTGACTACACGCAAAAGACGCAATTTGTCGCCGAGCAGCAGAAGCAGGCGCAGGAAGTGTTGCAGCGTGCGGCGGAGATTGAGCAACTAGTGCCGCATGTGGCACAGGAGCTTGCAACCGTCCGGCATTACGAGGCGCAGTTGAATCAGTACGCGAACGTGGATTGGGTGAGGCTCGCAACGGATGACCCGTTAGAGTATCCCAAGCACCGGGCGCAGTACGATCAGTTGGTACAGGGCTATCAGGCTGCTAACGCCCAACTCCACCAGAAGGCGAATTACGTCCAGCAGGCACGGCAACACCTCAATGCACAAAGACTGCATCACGAGGGCGCTAGGCTAGTCGAGCGTATTCCCGAATGGAAAGACCAGGCCAAATATCAGGCCGGGGCGCAGGAGTTGTCGAAGTACCTGATTGGTCAGGGTGCGGACCCCAGAGAAGTGGCCGCGCTATCTGACTCGCTCGCTGTATCAATCGCTCGCAAGGCGATGCTGTACGACAAACTCGTAAGCGCCAAGGCCGATAGGTCAAAGCAGTTTAGGACTGCTCCTCCCGTGGTTCGTCCGGGGGCTGCCGTTCCGTCAGATAGTGGCCGCATGCAGTTCCAGAAGTTGGGACAGGCAATCCGCAAAGCGGGGCGGCAAGGCAATCACAAGTCACAGGAGGACATGGCGCTCGCCGCTATTTCCAAGACGTGGCAGAAATAACGCCGTGAGGCGTAAAGGCTAAATCATGACTCAAACCGCTGGTACAACCGACACTTTCGATAGTGCGGCGCTGAAGGAATCGCTCGACCCGATGATTTGGGACTTGTTCCCGATGGATACGTATTTCCAGAACAACATCGACAAGGTTGAGGTCACGAACACGCAGCACCAATGGGTCTTTGACTCGCTGGCGGCTGCGGCCAATAACAAGCAAATCCAGGGCGACACCATCGCTTACGCGACCCTGGTGACGGCGTTCCGCGTGAGCAATTACACGCAGATCGCGCGTAAGGCTGTCGTGCTGTCGGATACGCTGATTGAAGGCGTTAATGTGGTCGGTGGCAATTCGATGGGCCGCGCCATCATGAAGTCGATGAAGGAATTTAAGCGGGACGTCGAGTTTGACCTGCTGGGCCGTCAAGGCTCATCGGCGGGTGCCACGAATACCGCTGCGGCTTCGGGTGGCGTGCTGGCGTGGATTTTCGGTGTGGCTCAAGCAACGGCTGGCCTGAACGGTAATACCGTTGCGGCTGTGTCGTCTGCCGGCACGACTCCGGGCTATACGTCTGCCGCTGTTGCGGGCCAGACGGACGGCACCACGGCGGCGTCGAGCATTACCTATGCCGACATCGAAAACGCTTCGGAATTGGCGTGGCTGGACGGCGGCGAACCGGATACGATCATCTGCTCTAACGGGCAGAAAAAGGTGGTCGATGCGTTTACGTCGAGGGCGACCCGTACCGCTGACATCAGCGACACGGATAAGCTGACCATTCAGGGTTCGGCTAACTTGATCGTTACCTCATTCGGCACGTTCAAGGTCGTGATGTCCCGTTACATCCCGCGTAATTGTCTGGTGATTCTCCAGCTGGACAAATGGGCGATGGGGCAGCTGCGTCCTCCGAAGGTCAAGGAGATGGCGAAGGACGGCGATGCCACGAAGAAATTGATCGTGGGCGAGTACACGCTGGTCGCGCGCAATCCGAACAGTTCCGCGAAGGTCGTTGACTTCAAGGAGACGTAAGCAACAGAGGCGGGCGGGGGGAAACCCTCGCCCGTTTCCATTGGAGGTGGTGTGTCAAACAAAGGTGCGTTTTTCGATTACGACCCGATAACCGGCGTGACCGAGTATTTCAAAGAGGACTTGGACGGCAAGTGGCACATGACGTATGAGCAGGACGTTACGCCGCACATTGAGATTGCCAAGGAAATCCGCAATTCGGGTTCCGCTGACGACCAATGGAAAAAGAATGGTGTAACCATGTACGCCACGCTGCCGCTGGTGGTGTTGGGGCACATGGCGAAAAAGGGTATTCGGTTCCACGATCCTAACCATATCGGGCGGGTTGTCCGGTATGTGAATGAGGAAGCGCCGTGGCTCAAGACCACGACCAAGCATCACGCTATCAACAGCGAGGGTCGATGACGACCGTTAACGAGTTGGTGGCAAAGGCGGGCGAATATGCAGACGGTGACAAGCCGGATGAAGCGGTCGAGATTTGCACTAGTGTGCTGCTTGATACCCCAGACCATCCCGGTGCTTTGTTTTGCCTGGGTAGCGTTCTGCTCAAGGCGGGCCGTTATGCGTGGGCGACGCAGATCGCCAAGCGCATCACGCAAGTATGCCCTCGGGATCAGCGGGGATGGGCGATGCTGTCGCACATCTACGGCGAGCGGTGCATGTATGACGAATCGATCCGGTACGCGGAGAAGGCGCTCGATTGCGTAGTCGCTGACCATACGCTAGCTGATGTCGCATACGCGCATTGCAACGCGGGCAACTGGCAGCAAGCGCGGACGTTCGCGCTCAAGGCGCTAAAGCAGCCGCCGTCATTGTTGGCGGAGCAGGCAAAGACTACGGCGGACGTTAATCTTGCCTATGCTGATTTGGCGCTGGGCAATTGGGCGGACGGCTTCAAGGGTTATCGCCGGACCATGCGGACCAAGTGGCGCAAGGAGCGCGTCTACTTTACCGCTGATGGGCAGGATACGCAGGAATGGCAGGGCGAGCCGGACGCGGTGGTAATCGTGACCGGGGAACAGGGTTTGGGCGACGAGATCATGGCGGCGGGGGTGATCCCGCAGGCTGCGGCGGGGTGTCAGCGGTTTGTATTCGACTGCGACCATCGGCTAGCGGCGCTGTTCCAGCGGTCGTTTCCGCAGATCATCGTAAGCCCGACGCGGCGCGAGGATGCGGTGCGGTCCCCGGTGGCCCCGACGCATCACAAGACGTTGTTCGGGCTGGGCGAGTTGTTCCGCAAGACGGATGACGCCTTTCCCCGGCAACCATACCTGATTCCGAATCAGGAGTATGTCGGTATGTTCCGCGAGTTGTTCGGCGGGCAGCGGGTTGTGGGCTTGGCGTGGTCTGGAGGTCTACCGAGGACCGGTATGGAGCATCGGGCGGCGGGCTTGGGGTCATTCCTGCCCTTGCTCCAGAAGGGCGGCGCGGAGTTTGTCAGCCTGCAATACAAGGAAGATGCGGCGGAAGTGGCGCAGATGGAGCGCGCGCACGGGATCAAGGTGCGCCGGTTGCCGTGGGTGACGCAGGGGCAGGACATGGACTTGCTGGCGGGCCTTCTGAGCGCCTGTAGCGAGGTGGTTGGTGTCCACACATCAGCCCTGCACCTGTCGAGCGCCCTGGGTGTTCCTACGACGATCCTGACGCATCGGGGCAGCGGTTGGCGATACGCGCCCAAAGAGTTGCTGTGGTATCCGCCGACTACGCGGACGTTCAGTAAGCGCAAGGGCGAATCGTGGCGCGAGTGTGTGCATAGGCTGGTGGCATGTATGTAGGTTATTGCGTTGCCGTGCAGCCGTCCCTTGCCAGTTACCGCCTGCGGGTCGAGCTACCGTCGAAGCACTTGGGCGTCGGGTATGCCATTGGCTGCACCGGCAAGCCGACGTACTTCTATAAGAACGGGATTTCGCGGCTGGCCGAAGCGTTGACCAACGGCGTGGTCTATGACGTTGTGAACGATCATTTTCGCGGCAAGCACGCGGCGGACTATCACGCCATGTGCAGTATCGCGGACAGCATCACGGTCGGGTCTGCGGTCATGGCCGATGTAGTGCGGGAGCATACCGGACGCGATTCGACCATCATTGATGACCCGTATGAGAATGAGGAATTGCCTGCGGCTTGTGTTGGCGATGATGTGCTGTGGTTCGGTCATTCGGCCAACATCGGCAGCATTGAGCCATACGCGGACAGCATCACGACCGTTTGCAGCAACGTGAGCGGGGCGGTTCCGTGGTCCCGACAGTCTGAAGATGAATGCTTGAGCAGGGCGGCTGTGGTGGTGATGACCGGGAACAATCCTGGGGCCACGGCGAATCGCTTGGTCAAGACGCTGCGGGCCGGTCGGTTCGTGGTGGCACCGAAGGACTGCGCCGAGAGTTGGCGCGAGCTTGCGCCTTATATCTGGATCGGGGATGTAACCGAGGGGATACGCTGGGCGCTTAATAACCGCGAGGATGTGTGCCAGAAGATAAAGCAGGGCCAAGAGTATGTAGTGCAGAGGTACAGTCCGCAGTTGATCGGGTCGCAATGGGCGGACCTATTCGCCTCGACTTGGGAGCCGGGACAAAGCGCACCGCCGGATGGATAAGCGTTGATCTGGCGGTAGAACGCACCGCGATCAGTCAGGGCGGCGTATTGAAGGAAACAAAGGTCACGCTGGACCCAGATGTTGTTTCCGACATTCGTACCCTGCCATTCCCTGATGACTTTGCGAATCTAATCAGGTCGATCCACGTTGTCGAACACTTCTATGTTTGGGAAGTGCCGGACATTCTCGCTGAGTGGGCAAGGGTATTGGAGCCGGGCGGTGCGCTGATTCTGGAATGTCCGTGTCTTGAGAAGATTCTCAAGCTGTATGACGTTCCGAATATCCCGCCTTACATGACGTTTTGGGGGCTGTACGGCGACCCGAGGCTTAAAGACCCACTAATGACGCACAAGTGGTGTTACACGTCCACGCAGTTGCTTGGGTTGATGCAAGAGGCTGGCTTGGTGGATATTCGACAGGAGCCAGCGCAATCGCATCAACCTGTACGGGATATGCGGCTCATAGGGTTCAAGCCAAAGGCTGAGCCGATCCTGGCCCGCGTATGAGCGTAGAGGCGTTCGAGAAACTGATTACTCCCAAACCGGGGCGCACGCTGATTGTCGGATCGCGCGTCTATGGCGACAAGGAGGACCGGCGCAAGCGGTATCCCGATGCGGTGGGCGTGGATATGCAGGCCGGTGAGGGCGTGGATATTGTGGCCGACATGGAAGATGAGCGGGTCAAGTTTGAGTTACGAAAGTTTGACCACATAGAGTGCATGAGTATGTTGGAGCATTGCCGCCGTCCGTGGGAAGTGGCAGAAAACATAGAGGCGTTGCTCAAACAACGGGGAACGCTGTTCGTTACCGTGCCGTTTATCTGGCGGGTGCATGGCTACCCCGACGACTACTGGCGGATGACTATTAGCGGCGTCAAGTCGCTATTCCAGTCGATTCAATGGAAGTATGAGGCGTATTCGGGGCGCGGCCTGACCGACGAAGATGGCATTACATCGGCGCGGTCTACCGATGATTGGCCGTGCTTCGCGCGCACGGAGGTCTGCATGTTCGGGCATAAGGTGTGACCGAGGAAATCCGCGTATTCGTGGGCTTTGACCCACGGGAAGCGGTCGCGTACCACGTTTGCTGTCAGTCGATCATTGAGAACACGAAGGCCCACGTTTCGTTTGCGCCGATGAGTGAGTGGAACCGGCTGGTTCTGGAGTAGCCAATGAACAGCGGCGACAAGCTAAGGCATTACACGATAGGCACTCCTTGCTTTGACGAATATTCAGCCTCCGACCCCGAGTGGTGGAGGGTTTACGACCGGATGAAAGCGCCCGCCTAAATGTCCACACTACTAGCCACCGCCGCGAATCTAGCGACTGATTTAGCGGCATGGATTGCGCGCGCGGACCTGACGGCAGACATACCGACGATGATTGTGCTGTTCGAGTCGAAGATGAATCGCCTGTTGCGGACGCTGAACATGGAAAACACCAATTCAGCGTTCATGCTGTCCGGTGAGTACACGCCCGTCCCTGCCGACTTCCGCGAGTTCCGTTCCGGCTATGTCAATGGGAATCCGAAGGTGCCGCTGCACTACCTGCCGGGTGATGAGATGGCGGGGGTGACTACGCCGACCACCGGCCTCCAGTATTTCACGATGGTTGGCGACAAATTCCGGTTTGCGCCGATCCCCGATGGATCGTCGACCGCGACGATTAACTACTACGTCAAGCTGCCGACGCTTTCTGGTGTTGGCGTTCAGACCAATTGGCTGCTGGAGCAGCATCCCGACGTTTACCTGTACGGGTGTTTGACGGAGGCTGGCGGGAAGTTGCGCGACGACTGGACCGGATCGTACAAGGCTGCGGCGGATGAGATGGTGGCGCAGATCAAGGCTGCGGACGCGCGCAGGCGGTACGGCGGTAACGGCATGGCCGTGCGGGTGGCGTAGTGGCTTGGCAGGATTACAAGCTAATTGAAGGTGCGATATGAGCATCACGCAGCGGATTGATAACGTCGTCCATGTGCGAGAGCATTGGCTGCGGCCTGAGTGTCCCCCCCCGATCAGCATCAAGATCGAACTGAATAGCCGCTGTGCGTACAAGTGCCACTTCTGCGTCCGCTCGGTGCGGGAGAATGACAAGGTGGACATGGACCGGGCGCTATTCAGCCGGATCATGCGCGAGGCGCACGATGCGGGCGTGAAAGAGGCAGGGCTGTTCTATATCAATGAGCCGTTTTCCGTGGCGTGGTTGCCGGACGCGATCCGCGAGTGCAGAGCGTTGGGCTACGAATACATATTCCTCACGACGAATGGCAGCGTGGCGACTCCATCGAAGGTGGAGGCTTGCATGGCGGCGGGGCTGGACAGCCTCAAGTTCTCCCTGAACTTCTACGACGCGCAGCAATTGGCCGAGGTCGCGCAGGTATCGGAGCGCACGTTCGAGACAGTCAAGCGCAATCTGCGGGAAGCGTGGCATATCCGCGAGGAGGGCGGCTACGCTTGCAAGCTCTATGCATCGTCCATCGCGTTCGATGGCGAGCAGGGCAAGAAGATGCGGGCGCTGGTTGACGAGATTCGGCCCTACGTTGACGAGCATTATTGGCTCCCCCTGTACGGCATGGGCGGGGCGTCCAAGGCTGCGGGGTGGCAACCGAGGCCGGGGAATCCGGGGCGGCTGGATAACCTGCGGGACGAGCCGCTGCCGTGCTGGGCGGTGTTCACCGAGGCCCATGTCACGGCAGATGGGATGCTGGCCGCGTGTTGCTTCGGCACGGGGCTGGATGGTGACTTGGCGATGGCCGATCTCAGGACGACTAGCTTTGCGGATGGGTGGAATAGTGCGGCGTTCCAGGTGTTGCGGATGGCGCATCTTGCCAAGGATGTGACTGGGACGGCGTGCGAGGCGTGCGCGGCAGCATGACGCCTGAGCCGGTGCGGGTGTTCATTGGTTACGATCCCCGCGAGGCTGTTGTTTACCATGTCTGCTGCCAGTCGTTGATCGAACACAGCACGATCCCGCTGGAGATTCATCCGGTGGCGCTGCGGAACATGGAACGGTTTTACAGCGAGCGGCACGTTGACGGCAGCAATGCGTTCATCTACACGCGGTTCCTGGTGCCATTCCTGTGCGGGTGGAGCGGCCACGCCATCTTCATGGACGGCGATATGCTGCTGCGCTCCGACATAGCGGAGTTGTGGGAACGGCGGCGGGCTGATCGTGCGGTGGCGGTGGTCAAGCATGATTACCGGACCAAGTATCCGGTCAAGTATCTGGGCAACAAGAACGAGGACTATCCGCGCAAGAACTGGTCTAGCGTGATGTTGTGGAACTGTGCGTATTACCCTAATCGCAAGCTGACGCCTGAGTTCGTGGCGGGACAGACCGGGGCATACCTGCACCGATTTGGATGGCTGGATGATGCGGCGATAGACGATCTGCCGCCGGAATGGAATCACCTGACGATGGAGTATCCGGCGCGGGAGGATGCGAAGCTGCTGCATTACACGGTCGGCGCACCCTGCTTTGCGGACTACTCGAAACAGGAGGGGGCCGAGGAGTGGCGGGCCACTTTGGGCGATGTTATGAAGGGACATGATTGATGCCGGCAAAGATTGTCCCTTGCTACTTCTCGCCGAGCGTAGATAACGCATGGAGCGTGGCGCCTGGTGCGCTGACAGGACTCCAAAATTTCGCCCCGTTGCAGATTGGCGCATATGGATCTATGGGGGTGGCTACGCCGTCTGGCTTTAGTAGTATCGCTGATCTGGATTTCCTGAAGGGAAAGATGTTCCGGCAGGTAGCCGGTACGGTGCGGCTTCTGATGTTCCGGCCCGGCAACATTGACGAATACGATAACGCCGGCACAAAGACTAACCGTGGCACGGGGTACAACGCGGCGACCGCCAATTGGGAAGCGGCGGCGTGGGGCAATCAGATCATTGCCTGCAACTATCTGGATGCTACGCAGAGCAGCACGGGGGCCGGGTTCGCGGGGCTTGGAGGTGGTAGCCCGAAGGCGCGCTATGTAGCGGCCAATCAGGACTTCGTGATCTTGGCTGACGTGGATGATAGCGGCTCCAATGTGTTCTCGGATATGGTGTGGTGGTGCGGGCTGCGTAATCCTGCGACGTGGACGCCGGCCATTGCCACGCAGGCGGGTAACATTCGGCTGTTGGGTGCGCCGGGACCGATTCGCAACGTGGTTGCGTTCCGTGGCGGCTTCGTGGTGTTCAAAGACAATTCCATGTTCATGGGCACCTATGTAGGCCCGCCCCCGAATGGATTTATCTTCGATTGGACGATGATCAGCAACCGGATCGGGCTAATCGCGCCGGATGCGGTGGCCGAATTGGACGGGAAGCTCTACTTCCTGCACTCGTCCGGGTTCTACGAGTTCGATGGGCAGACTATCCGCAATATCGGAATGCCGGTATATCAGCAGTTCGGGGTGGAGACCGGGTACTTTGTCAATCCGAATCAGGGGCCAGTTATCGGCGCTGGTGATGGCATTGCGAAAACGCAGACGGTCGCGGACGACATTGATGGCATTGTCTGGTTCCAGAGCAATATAACTATTGCCGGAACGCATCCATTTTTGTTTTACGGATACAACCCGCGCACGCAGCGATGGGGGCGAGGACAATTAGAAGGCGGCGGCGTCGGGTCCGGTTTCAGCAAGTTGATCGTCGCCAACTTTGCCGACATCAACGCATTTCTGAGCGGGCGCACGGCTGACAGGTTCTGGGTTGTTGCCAATGGCGCAGCAGGGTCGAGAATTCAGGCCGTCCAGTATCCGGTTGCGACGGCTGCTGCGGTTCAGGCTTACTACATAACCGGCCTTGTCGGCTCCCGCGAAGGGTCGTCTACTTCTTTGCGCCATCATTGGCGGACGTTGAATGGAACCACGGCGGATAGCGCGGTTGCGGTGACAATCAACGGCTATTCGTCGGAGACTAAATTGATTGCGAATGGGACCGCTACCGGCGCAGTCAATACGGAATTCGACTATGCCGACGTGTTGATCTCGTCGCGATTCAAGACGGCGACGGTTCAATTTTCGGTTGGCAAGGTCACGATTCTGGCCGGCATCGGGTTTGACGAGCAACCAGGCGGGCGGCGATGAGCGAAGATTGGAGCTGGCCGCAATCGTCGCTACCGGCGATCCCTGTCCCGTTGCTGGGCGTGCAGACGGCGCGCACGCAGATTGGCGCGGTGCAGGCCAATGGCGGGCGTGGGCAATTGACCGCCGCCAGCGCAACGCTATACACGGCTCCGAGCGTGACGACGCCGCTGGGGGCCACGCAGAAGGCGCTGCTGACCTCGATCATCTTCTGCAATACGGATGTAGCGGCGCGGACGGTCACGTTCTACTTGATCGAATCCGGTGGCGCGGTCGCGGACAATCGGGCGATGTGGAAGGACGTATCCATCCCGGCCAAGACGACGATGACATTTGAGCCGCAGACGCCGATCCCGCTGGAGTCGGGCGAGACTGTGCGCGGGCTGGCGTCGGTCACGACGGTGGTGACGTATCGCGTTAGCGTGATTGAGTTGACCTGATGCCGACCAAGCAATTCCCAGGCGCGAGCGTTGCTGATTATGGCGCGACGGAAGCGCCGCCGAGAGCGATTAGCGGCGGGTCAGGCGTCAATACGCAGGACGAGACTGTTGCAGTAGACACTCCTGCGACCACGCTTAACTTTGCCGGGACTGGCGTGACAGCTACGGGCGGCGCGGGAACGACGACGGTAACGGTGCCGGGGGCTGGTGCTGCCGGTGGGCAGTTCAATTGGGGGCTTTTCATAGCCGGCACGCAATGCTGGCCGGCGGGATAAAACTATGGCAGCCGGAACCACACCAATCTATGTAGCAGCCCCGCGCCAGTCATGGTCGCAGGTTGATGGCGACGGCGGCGCAGCGGGTCCGCTGAAGACGCAGAATACGGCGCTGGATGGCACGGGCACGGTGCTGACCGTGTTCACGGCGAACGCTACCAATGGTTCGATTGTGACGCACCTTACAGCCCGCCCTGCCGGGACGAATATCGCAACGGTATTGCGGATATTCCTGAACAATGGCAGCACTAACGCCACGCTTGGGAACAATTCGCTGATCGACGAAATGACGCTCAACGCCACGACAGCATCGGCGGTCGCTGCGTTGCAGCCGTATGTGTGGACGCCGCCAAGTGGGATTCTGCGGCTACCGGCGAGCTACAAGGTGATGGT